TATATTCCATAATAGAACTTGGTAATTGACTAATAGGAACTTTACCTAAACTATCCAAAGAAGCATAACCATTAGCGTTGCCTTTCTCACTTCTTAATTGATAAGTGTCTAATAAAGCTTGTGAAGGGAATACTTCTACATAAGCACTGCCACTCCATAAATAAAGTTTCTGCGTGTCTTTAGCACAATATATAATATCTAAACTTCCAGTTGCAGGAAACCCTGCAAGGTTAGTATAAAATGCAACCGCACCACTAAATATCGCACCTAATTGAGCAAGTGTAATCTTTTTACTTACTCCTGTTGTCGGGTCGCCTATAATAGTTAAATCGGTGCTAACTGGTGCTAACTCGGTAGCTAATTGGTTAATCTTTTTTCCTATCATTTTAGTATGTATAAATAGAAGGCACTTGGCATCTATCGTTTAAGTAAGGTAATTCCATTGTAATGTCTATCTTAACTCCTGCAAGATAGTCGGGGTCGCTCTCGGTAAAGTAAGTCAAAGGAGCGGTATCGCCAATATCCCAAATTGCTTTAGGGTAACGTAACTGAGCAACTATGTCTTGACCTACTAAAGTCATATCGCTTAGTACTTCGGTTTCGTTTGTTTCTTCCATTAACATTCTGTCCATAAAATAAAGGCTAAAATTATAAGTAATATTTTTAGCGTTTATAGTCGCACCCGTTAAAGTGTAGAACATAGCAGGGTAAGTAACCTCGCCATTGCTTAAACGTTCCCACACATCTCCGAAGTAAACAAAGTTAATTTGTTCGTGGTCGTTTCCTAGTGTCGTTATTTGTTTGACGATTTGGTTTAACGTTAGGCTCATTCTTAATTTTTTCTAAATAAACACGAAGTTTATTTTGGTTTTTTATTGTTGTTACTTTGCTCATATTTAACAATCGCTACAACCTCTATTCCCTTGATAAAGTTCCTCGAAGCTTTTACCTGCGCAGCAATCAAAATCGCCAAGCCAAATGCTCGTTGTGTAAGCATCGTTTTCAGGGTGTATTGCATCAATGCCACTTCCAGGATTAAGGTACTCAGGGTAAAGTGTTGAATATTCTTTTAAGTATTTAATCATTCTTTGCTTATAGAACTCCGCACGAGCCTTGTATCTATTAGCCACGTCAATCATATCCTGCATAGAAGGGTTCTCGGTATTCTCGCCACTCTTTCTTAATAAGCCTTTGTTGTAGAATTGATAAGACAAACCCATTGGCAACTCACTAAGTACATAATGTACTAAAGTATCTGCTATATATTGGTCTAATAAGATAACCTCGTTAGCGTTTAAGTTGTTTGCCGTAATACCTGCTTGTAAACGATTGTACAAAGCGCTACCAAGCGCAGGTAAGATATACATATCTTGTGCGGTTTTAATCTCAGGCAATACAAGTTTCTCGTCTACGTTAGCGTGTAAGCCAGACCTGTCTTTAATATTCTGTACGCTTATGAATAATGTGTTTAAGCTCATTTCTTATTTTCTTTTAACTATGTTTGACTTCCACTCGTGTCTGCAACTTGGAGAATGTGTGTTTGTTCCTGGCTTAGTGTACCAACCGCCTCGTCTATCCCATACAGAATAGCCAAGCCTTGCACTCATTTGCTCAATCTCGCTACGGCTATAAAACTTGTTAGCGGTTACTAAGTATTTGCAAAAAGGTCTGCTTGTATCTAAATCGCTATCGTTAAAACCTGCTTTCCACTCGTAAGAGTAACGAATTAATATCTGCGTAGTTTGAGGCTTTATAGCTTCAACAATTTGTCCAATAGGAGCAGTTAATTGCCTTTCGATAATTACATTACTATCAATCCCTTTGCCTTGCTTTACTTCGCTTGTCTTAATAAACCCCTTCTCAATTAATAGATCAATAACGCGCTTAACCGCACCTACATCTTCTTTTAAAGTGTCAGCAATTACCTCTGGAGTAATACGCTTGTCTTTAACAATTAAGTCCAAGATGTTAGATTGTAACTGCGATACATCTGCAAACATTTCAAAGTCCGCATCATCGTTAAATCTTGACTTGCTTTTAAATACCTCGTAAGCACTTCTATCTTCTCCAAACTCAAAGAAAACTTGAAAATCAGTTTCATTAAATTCTAAATCTTCAGCACCTAACCAAGTAGAAACTTCCTCATCGCTTAAAGCATAACCGCCTTTTAACATAGAACTTGCTTGTTCCCTTGTTATCTTGCCCTTGTTAAAATCTCTAATGATGCGCTGCATATTTTGCCACTCTCTACCTTTCAATCCTTTAATGTGTTCGTTAACACTTAAAGGACTTGCTGCCATTGGCTGCTCGGTTTCTGCAACTATTCCGTATTGTGTTGGGTCAATTCCTAACTTCTCTAATATCCACTCTTTCGGTGCTACTTGTAAAATAACATTTTCGCTAAAGTCAATTCCAATAGGGTCTACCGGTTGAAGCTTTAACTCTTCCGTTACTCCTGCATATTTTCCAAGCATATTAAATACACCCTCAATCTGCATTTGCTTATAGCGTACATAGGTGTTATTAAATATCTCGTAGCTATCTCTAAGTTGTTGTCTGTTTCCTAATTGACCAGGAACGGCAATACCAAATAAGTCAGGGCTTGTAATTTGATGTCCGCTAAAAATGTTAGTTTGTATTAACTCGTCTACACGGCTAAAGTCCTCTTTAGTTAGATCACTTGCACCCAAATCATCAACAATAGGCTTACGGGTTAAATCGTTGACAAACGCAAGTAAATACTTCTTTCCGTCTGCACCCGTATACATATTGTCGAATTGTCTACTAACAAGTCGCTTCTCTTCAGGGCTTGGTTCTCCGTTTGGTAAAGTAATAAGTTTACTTGCAGAAAACCCTGTTTGAGCATTTCCTAAAACGTGCTTACTAACTTCAACATCACTTTCGATGTAGTTAAGCGCACCAAAATAACCAGGAAGGCTATAAACATTCATTCCTGGGCGATACTCCTTAACATAAAGTATCTGCACACCTTGTGGGTTAGCAGGGTTAAAAGCATTGTATATCTCAGCTTTTTCTTGATTGCGTGTAAGCTTCCAATCGTCTTTATACCAAAACTGCGTATTGTCTTTGTTGGTTCTAATCTTTGTATAATCACAATGCCACAACTCCGCTACTTGACCGCCCATTACACTCCAAATAACTTGGATATAAGCACCACCAAATAGTTCTAAATCTAAAGCAACCTTTTTAGTAAGGTCATTAAGGGTTTCATCTCTATTAACCTTTTTAATCATATCTTGCTCCCCTGCCCAACCATTACCGACAATGTAGTTTACCTTGCCTCTAATGATAGCATTGTGCTTTGCAGATTTGTTAAATAGGTCTAATAGGTATTGCGGATAGTCATTGTTTTGACCATACTGCATATACCCTTCGCCTTTTTTCTCTTTATATTCTGGTTGCTTTGCTTCCGCAAATGTCAATACTTGTATTTCCATTATTGTCTAATTGTGAATGTGCTTGTTGTTTCGTATTCTGTGAATGATATAGTTGTACCCTCGAGTTCCATAATGCCTGTTTCAAGCAGGTTTAAGCCCGTAGGGTTTGTATTTGAAGGACTTGCTTGTTCGTAAACCGAGTAAGTGTATTGCCCGTTTAAAGAGGTATTAAAGTAGCTATTAACTACAATGCTAAACTCATTGTACCTTTCCTTGTAAGCACTTATGTCGGTATTGTTTAGCTTAACAAATTTGATGTCCGTGTTTGTGCTTCTATTCTCAAAAACAAATAGATAGTTAGGACTTGTTAAAAGCTGCTTTTCAGTCAAGGTAAGTATTATATTTTGGGTTTGCCCCTTAGTTAATCTTATCACAACTATAAATATAAAGTATCACGATTGTTTGCAAAATAAAAAACCCCCGCCTAATTAAAGACGAGGGCATCTATATACAAAACCAAAACAACCTAAGAACCTGCGGTAGTTAATTGACCTGCCACAGTTGAGTTCACTTCTGGAGCAAGGGCTGGCTCTGCACCTGTGAAGGTAAGAGTATAACCGCTTCTGTCTCCGTCAGCCGTACCTGTACCTGCACTTCCTGCGGTAAGGTCTAAGCCTCTTGTTTTTCCTATGTACCAATATTTGCCATTGTTATCTTTGGCAACTGCTACTAAAGTGTTTTGAGCCAACAACAAGATTTCGTTTCTTGTGTTCGCTTGTAATTTATTTAATACTATGGTTAATTCTGGAGCATAAAAGATAGTTCCGTTCTGTACGTTTGCATTAACATTCTCAACTAATTGAGAAGTGCCTTTTACAAGTTCGTACTTAAAGAACTTTTTACCTGTTGCCTTAACAAGTGCGGTAATAACACCACTTGCTTCGGTAGTTGAGGTAACGTCTGCTTCTGCTATAAAATAAACCTCAGTAATTCCACCTAAACTGTCTTTACAATCTAAGGTATAATTTTGAGTTAAAGCGCAAGGCATATTGTTTGAATTAAATTAGTTTGAAAAAATGGGTAGGTGTATTTCAACCTACCCTATAAATTATGCAAGAA